GAAAAAGCTGCATTGTATGTTCCATTAATTGCAGACATTATACCAAGTCTACCTTCATTTAGATCACCACCAGTTGACCAAGCACCAACTGATGTTACAGCAGGATATCGATATTTGAAATCTTTATTAGTGCTATCATACCATAGCTCACCTTCCACGGCTCCTGGGTAATTTCCAGCGTAATTGACAACCGCTGTCCCGACTTTCTGCTTATATGTAGCCATAATTATTTATTCTTCAGCAGCCACCCTTGTGTAGAATCTGTGTACACTAAAGTATTCCCTGCTCTTTCTACCGAAACTGTTAAATTATCTGTAGATCCAAGTATTTTTTCTGAACCATCAGCTGCGATTGTTAATGAATAACTATCAAATGTACCTGCATAATCAATAAACACAATTTCACTTCCTATACTTCCTGCAGGTAAAGTCATTGTTATTGCACCACTTGTGGTATTAACAAAATATCCTTCACCAGCTGCAGCTGTAAAATCAGAAGTTTTTACTGCTTGCCATGAAGTACCACCTGATACTTCTGCAAAAGATAATTGACCAACTGCTGTTGTACCTGAACCTGTAATACTAGCTACTTTTAAAAATCTATCTGCTGTAACATTTCCTGTTGGAAATTTAAGTTCATATGACTGCGAACTTGAATGTGGAGGTGAGGTAAGTTTAATCCCGTGGCTGTTATTTTCACAATTAAGTTGAATTGAACCTGGGTTATCAGCACCCATTGCTTCAATAACACCAGTTCCTTTTGGTCTTAAACGTAAGTTAAGATTTGAATCACCTCCAACTGCACCAATTTGTGCACCAGAACCAGTGGCAGCATTTGTAATATCGATATGGTTAACTGCAGAACTAGTTGTTTCAAATATTAATTGTTCATTTCCATTTTCGTCTCTAATACCATGAGCATCATCAAAATCAATCATGAAAGAGTTTGTATCTAAATTACCACCTAATTGTGGTGAAGTGTCATCAACTAAATCACTTGCTAATGATATTGTGGAAATATTTGGATTTGTACCATCATCTGCTTTTGCATATGCAATTACAGTTTTACCGTTTGCAACTGTAGCAGAAGTTCCTGTACCAGTTACATATTTAAATACAACGTTTTGAGATCCCGATGTTGCATTTTTTAAAAAATAAAAATTTTGTACATCTAAAGGTATTGTAACATTTCTAGATGCTGTAAGTGATCCTGTAAATTCTATAACTCTATGAGAAAGGGTTGCACCAGTTGAACCATCTGAAACTGATAATGTAGTATCTCCTGAGTCAGAGACAGCTTGAGTTGTATAACCACCAGATATTTGTTCGATGATTTGTAAATTAGTATTAGTTTTTGTACCCCAAGTTCCAGCGTTTTCACCAGTTGCTTGAAGTTCTACACCTAAAGGCGTGTAACTTGATGCCATATTTTTTTCTCCTATGCAGCGTCACTATAACTTGTATTTGATCCAGTTGCAACATCCGAATATGTATCGTTCGAACCCGTTGAAACGTTGTTATACGATGTATTAGAGCCGGTGTCAACATCCCCATAAGCAAAGATATCTACAGCTCCAATATTAAACGAGGCTGATACTCCAGTCAATCCTACTGTAATATCAGGTATCGTTACACTACCAATATTAAATGAAGCTGACACCCCAGTCAATCCTAGAGTCATATCATTAGGATCTAAAACACCAACACTACTCGTCATAGTTAGTGCTGTCGGTTGAATTAATGCTCCTCCTAATCCAACAATAGAACCTAATGTTGAAGTCATTGATAGTCCAGTTAACTGAACTGTATCATTTGGTATAGTTACTGAACCTAAAGTAAATGTTGCTTCAATACCTGTTAAATCTGCTTCTTGTGAAGAACTAGCAATTGCTGTTCCCTGTGTTAAAGTTATTTCTTGACCAGAAATAATAACAGTTTCGTTTGGAGCAAATGCAGTTCCTTGAGATAATGTTAAATCTAAACCAGTTAATCCAACTGTCATATCAGCAACTACAGGAACTCCTAAAGATGCTGTTAAAGAAAAACTAGGTAGACCAAAGGTTACATCGTTTACAGTTAATGAGCCAACTGAAAATGTTGCTGATAAAGAAGTATCTATATTAACAGGAACAAAAGCTTCACCTTGTGAGGATGTAATTTCTTGACCTGTTAATGTAAGAACAACATCAGGTACATCAACTGTTCCTATACTAGATGTAATGGATAAACCTGTTAAAGAAATTGTTTGATCAGAAAGATCTCCCCAGCCTCCATCACCACTCCAATCTTGTGCACCCCAACCCGTTTTTAAAGTTGCGTCTGCATTCCAATTAGCTTGGCCCCAGGTAAACCTGCCCCATCCTGAAGTCGTCGACATGGTCGACCTCCTATGCTAGTCTGATTATTGCGGCTGTAGCGTCGTTTGTAGGAAACTCTATTTTAAAAGTTCCATTACTTGCTGTTTTATCTCCACCAAAAGCTATGATTGCAACGGCATCAGTTGTTCCTGACCCACCAGCTGTTGTAGTATTATATATCATTGCACCGTTTGCTGTAAAAGATGCTGACGTGTATGTTACGTCACCAAAATCTGTAAATGCAGTTGTGCTTGTTAAACCAACTCCCGATCTTGTAAGAGTTGCGCCTCCTGCAGTGTATGCAGTTCCTGATGTGTTTGTAATTTCTTCTGATGTTGAATAGTCTGTTGTAGAAGCTCCTAAAGAAGCATCGCTATCAAATAAAGCTAATTTAAAAGTATGTCCACCTGATGAACTAAAATTGTGTTTACCTTGTAAAAGCTCTTGTTTAAAACTTGAACATATTGCCGATGTTATTGCCATAATTTATCTCCTATGGGTTTGCTGAAGTTATTGGAATACGAACGGCGCCATCAGTATAGTCGTCTCTTCGTCTTCTACCAACTTGCTCTTGAGCAAACTTCTGTACCTCATTTTTATATTTATTTTCGTAAAGTGTCAACATATCTATTGGACCTTTTAAAAAGCCATATGCTTCTGATAAACAACAATATAGTAAGCCATTTGAAAAATTCATACTAATATAATTAGTGCCATTTCCTTCTAAAAGATCCGGCATTTTGTTAAAATGAACTCTAAATCTATATGTAGTATTTGGCGTAGGTGATACAAATATTCTACCTGATGTAGTATCAGATTCTCCTGTTGCACCACCAAATGCAGCATAATATTTAGGTTGACCTTGTGCAGCTGATGTGCCTGTTATATCTTGATATTCTTGAAGATAGGTTACATCTTTTTTTTCTAACCATCTATTAGCTCCTGTAATTTCAGATCCTGCAGTATCATATACTTGTATACCTCTAATAAACAAACATCCTGCTGGTGCGTTGATAGATTCTTGTCCAGCAACAAAATTACCTAATTGTTGTTTTCTATCTGCATCAATTGGTACATCTCTAAAAATTCTGTATTGTGCGTTTAAAATAATGTTTTCTAAAACAGCGTCTGTTAAAACATTGGAGTCTGTTTCAGTATAACTTCTTATTTGTGTTTTTAATCCTGATGCACTTAATCCAGCCATTATTTAGACTCCTTTTTATGTTTTTTATTTATTTTATCTGTTTTATGATTTTTAACTTCTTCATATAAAGCAAGATGTGGATCTTGTTTTTCTGGTACAAAAAAGTTTTTTATCCAATTCCAAATTTTTTTTATCATGCCTCTATAGTTACGGGTCCAACGGAACAACCGTATCCTCCTCCTTTTACATTACCACTTGTAGCAGTATTTGTGTCAACTGTAAAAAAGAAAAAATTAGTAGTTATGTAATCACTTGATGCATCTCTTGAACCATCTTTATATCTACCAGTTCTTATTGTGTATCCTGCAGCTTTTGCAATATTAGATCCAGATATACCGTCAAAATTTTGTGGATTAGAATATGCAAATACTGGATTTGAAGCAGTCCCTGTTCCTGGAGAAGTTGTAGGAGCACCTCTAAATCTGTATGTTGTATTATCTGTTAATCCGTGTCCAGGTGAAAAAACATTTATAATTCCAGAACCTGCTTCATATGTTTCAAAACCATTTTCTGGTATTCTAACAGTAGTAGCTGGTTCTGTTCTATCAGTTCTAACATGTCTTAAAGCTATTGCGTCTGCGCCATGTGGTTTTGGTTCCAATTGTGGTTGCTTT